TGTCCCATTTTGTCCGATCCCCTTTGACAATCTTGTCAACTAATTCCAACCACGCTAATGGACTTACGCTTCCCGTTTCAATTGGTTCATCTCCTCCTTCAAATAGGTTAGGATAGTTTCCAATAACTTGGGATAAACTGCCGAAAAAAAAACTGCATAGGAGTAAGCGGTGGTAACTGGAAGCGACAAGAACAATTTACACTTCTCTTGATAGTGTGCCTGTGCATCCGTGACCTTCTTTGTGCGTCCCAACAAGTCCACCTCGTAAGTAAGCAACGCCATCACCTTGTGAAGCGACTCAATCATATCTCCGTTGAATACTTGTTGCAGTTCAATGAAGTGGTGACCGCAAATCTCGTTTGTTGTCTTGGCCAACTTCCAACGCCTTCCACGATGTCGGAATGAGAATCGCACCTTGTCGGTTGGGAGAGTGTTTAAGAACTCCAACTTTTTCAGTTCATTTGTCAGCTCATCAATCGGAATTGACTCCACCTTGTCCATTGACCAATCCTTCACGATGGCAAGGGTGTTCATTGTTTTCTCAATGTGAGACATATCACGACAAGAGTGAATCTCTTGCAGTTGGTAGATGGTTATGTTATTCCATTTCATAGCGTTTCAATTTGTAACGGTTTAGGCAAAGTAAAAAGTTCCAGGTCTATTGTGCTTTTTGCAATCGTTCGCAAGTGCAAGGGAGTTTACTGCGTCATCGTGTAAACCGGGAGGAGCAGTATATTTGACTCCAGTCCGTGTGTATTCAAACTCAAAGTTTTCTAACTCATCTCCGTATGGGTTTTCAGGAAATCTAATCGTGTTTCCTTGTATCTCCATAACCAAACTCTCAATCAGTTGTTGCTTGGATTGGCTTGTGTATTTGAATCCAAATATCTTTGGCAATACTCTCTGCAAATCCTCAACAATCGGATCACCTATACCGGTTGCGTCAATGTATGCCGGTGTTCTTCCTACAACTCCGATTATCTTTTGTTTAGTTTGTGTCCAATCTGCTTGAAATCTATCGCAATAGCAAACACGATTATCATTGTCAAGACCGGTGATGACCGTCCAATCCGTATATTTTGCCAAATCTATCCCGAAGGCAACTGCTTGTTTATTGCTCATTGGTGAGATACACTTGCGAATGTTGTCAATACCGAAAGGGTTTGTCTTGTCATCCGCTGGTTCTGCAAGATACAACTCGTTGAATACATTTTCAGGAAGGTCACGCTTGGCTTGTTCTACCTCCTCAAGTTTGAGAATGCCCTCCTTGACTGCATCGTAAGCGGTTATCTTGAAATAACGATAGTCATTCTCTCCGCTCCTCGCTCTTTCTCCCAACTTGTAGAACCAGTTCTTTTTGCCTTTGACATTCCCAATCAGTTTGCACTTGCCTTGTGTGGCAGTTAGGGTTGAACGCATCGCATACCACGACTCCTCACGCATACGACTCGCCTCATCAATGACCGCAGCAAACACATCGTCTCCATACAGGTTGTCGGGTTTCTCACCTGACTTAAATTCAATCCGTGATCCCGTTGGCAAGGTCAACAATAACTTTGTTTCGTTGCTGATAAAGAAGTTTTTGTCCGTGACTTGGTTCTTCATCCTTCGGAATGCAATCTCCGCTTGTTGGTATACTGGAGCAACCCACCACACCGACTGACCATCCTTGCATTGGAGTGCTTGTTCAAAGAGCCAAATGATGTGTGATGCGGTCTTTCCCGTCTTTGTACTCGCTGCCGTTATCGTGAACCTCTCCTCACAATCAAGGATGGCTTGTTGGTAACTGGTAACATATGGTCGCTTGTAGTTTATTTGCATAGTTTATCGTAAACCGCCAACCGAGTCAGGTTGTGCAGTTCCAAATTGTGATATGTGTTGCAATAGTCAAAGTTACTCCGTCCCATAGATTGTCTCACCGAATGTCCAGCGTGAATGAGTTTCTCAATAGACGCTTTCCAATTGTTTTTGTTGGTGAATATCACTCCATCGTTTGATGTGTGGTAAAGGTAAGGGAACACGGCAGAGCAGATGATAGGGATGCTATACGCTGCTGCCTCCACAATCTTCAACTCACTCTTGCATTGGTTGAAGTGGTTGTCCTGAAGGGGTGCAAGTACGAAGTCAAAGTGCTTGTAAACTTCACCATATTCCCACACGCTTGTGCCTTCCACAATCTTGGCTTTGGGAATCAGTTTGACGATGTTATTCCAATGCTCACTCGGAGTGTAACCAACGATGTAGAACTCCACATCCATAGCGTTGATGTCATCAGCGATGAGCTTCAAGTCCTCCTCGTGTGTAATTCCTCCCACCCATCCAATCTTCACCGTCTCATTTTTCTCCTTAATTTGCGACCATTGGTTGTGTGTTAAGTCAAGGCAGTTCGGCACAACATACACCTTCTCGTTGATGGTGCGTATCTCCTTTGCCAACATCGGAGTGGTGGTGATGACTGCATCCGCATAGTGGATGGCATCCTTGATGGCGTTCTTGATTCCCTTCCTGTATGCCCAATATGCTGGGTTGTATTTCGGGAGTACCCAATAGTCATCCACATCTATCACATAGGGTTTCCCGGCATCAGCGATCCGCTTGAGAATATCATAGTGGTATTTTCCGAGCCATCGGGAGAACACAATCACATCGTACAACTTGAAGTCAATGGTCATCCATTCCTCTTGGGATTGGCAGACATCAATTGTCGCTTGTCCGTCCAACTGCAAACGAAGGTGCGGAGTGTAGATGCGGTGATACACCACACCATTCATTCCATCGGTGAGAATCAGGATCTTCATTCGTTTGGCAAAATTGGTATAGGCATCCAGTACACGACCTCAAGCAACCTGTTGGTGTGTTCGTCAATCCACATCTCGTCAATGTACCGGGCAAGTGTGAACTCGCCTTGTGATGTGTGAACCAACTTCAGCTCATTGTCAATGGGTGGATAAACATCCAACCCCCTCCAAGTTTTCTTCATCGTGGTTTGGGAACTGAAAGTGCGTGTGTGGCTTTGCTCTTCTCGTGTGGTGCTTTCATCTTGTTGCAGTTCACACGGACATCACCGTATTGATTGACTACCAGTTCACCACTCTTGATGGCTTCGTTTAATTTGTTGATGTTGATTGATAGGTTGAGTCCGTACTCATTCTCCCATCCGTTACCGATGTAAGTTGTCATTGTCTAAATTCAAAGTTATTGTGAAATTCTTGGATTCTATTGTTTGGTCAATTGTTTCTTTTGGTTTGCCTTGTGAGCGTGTGAGTAACATCTCCAAGTTGAAGAGTGAGTTCTTGTCGTGGGATTTCAACAAAGCACCAGCGATGATTCTCTCAAGGATGGTGAACTCATCTCCCTTATCAATCTTCTCAAGGTCTTTGCGTGACATTGTCAGCATCGTGTTGACGGTGTCCTCTACCTGACTCTTGTGATACCCAATCTCCTTGAGTTGTGTTATCAATTTCTTTGGTCTGCCGTGCGGATTTAGGACTTCTCCTTTCTCCGGTCTTGTCAAACTTCCTCCGTGTGGTTGCTTCTCTTGTGTTGCCATTGTCCCGAATTATCCCCGAATTAATTTGCTTCTATGCCAAAGGTTGTTGTCAATTGCGTGACGGACATTTTCTTTAGGAGTCACCCACTCAAGATTACAAATGCGGTTGTCAGTTTTGATTCCGTTGATGTGATTAATTTGCGATTTGTTCAAGGGATTTGGAATGAACTCTTCAGCAATTAACCTATGGTGCATTTTGAAATATCTCTTGCCGTCTAAATACAGGCAAATTTGAATATATCCTTTGGTATCTTTTTGCCCTTCAATTTTACGAAGTCCGTTTTTGTTTAAGCGATAGACATCACCATTGACATCCATTGCGTATTGCGGAAAGTTTTTGAATTGTTTCATCGTTGTAGTTTCTCTGCGTGTTTGCATTTCAAGAACTCCTTGAATTGCTTTTGATCCCCAAACTTGGTGTGACAGGCACGGCACAATGCTTGGAGATTTTCTATGTTGTCGGCTTCCTTGCTCCCTCCCATTCCTCTTGCTTCAATATGATGGATGTCAACCGCAGTTGTTCCACATACCTCGCAAGGGATGAAGTCGCTGATGTCATATCCGAAGTGATTCAAGTATGTCAAGGTGTGTTTCTTCATCTCATTTCCAAATTCTCTTCACTCAATATGCGATGGAGTGCATCTCTTGCGTCTTGATAGGCGTTGATGGATTCTTCGGATGCGTCATCAGGTGCGTACTTGACTTTCGTCCTCAAGAATTGATCCAGTTGCCACATAGCGTGTCCCCACTTCCATCCGTTTGTTGCATCTTCAAACTCCTCTTGTTCTTCAGGGAGATTGAACTCAATCGTTGCTTTCATTTTTTCTTCTCCGTTTTGGTTTCTGCTCATCGTCCGCAAGTTGTGCTTTGGTGAGTGCTTCTTGTTGTTGGTTTGCCCATATCAAGAGTGAGTGCAATGCTTCCGTCACACAGGTAGAGCAAGACGGCAAGTTGCGTCCAAAGATTTCACGATGGACTGCGTTTAGTTTGTTTGCTTGTTCTCCAGTTGGTTGGAACACTTGGGTTTGCTTCCACTTATCAAAGAGTGGTTGAAGCGAAAGGATAAATTCTATATTGCTCATAGTTTTTCTATTTCTTGTTTTACTTCGTTCCAATATCCAATGTTTGACCTGACATTCATTGTGATGTAAATGTCTTCTCCAGCCTTTGTAGATAGTTTTTCCATTTCATATGTATGTGGATAAGCATATAAAATCTCATCAACCGCAATCAATGCACATTGTTTGCATTCAATAGCACCGACTGAATAAAATTGTCGTATTAATTCTTTTGCTTTTTCTTGTGGTGTCATAATCGTTCAATTTCTTTTTTAACTTGTTCATAGTACATAATCCAAAACTCATTGCTCACGGACTTGGACGATAGGACTTCAAGTATTTTGTCAACGGAAAGTATGGCACATTGAATCCCCTCGTTTCGTTGTTGCAATCCAACCACGGTGAATTTGTCAACCAGTTCTTTGGCTTTGTCTTTTGGTGTCATAGGTTTTCAATTTCTTGTTTTACTTCTTCCCAATAGTTTGATAAATCCTCATCCTTGTCAACGGAGTTTATACTCAATATCTCATCAACTGCAACCAATGAGCATTGCTTGGCACTGATTGAATCAACCAATGCATCAGCGTTCATCATTTTTTGCCATATCTCATATGCTTTATCTTGTGGTTTCATATCTTAGTTTCTAATAATGCGACAATCACAGTTGCAATGGATGCATAAAGTATCCCCACCCAACCGTAGGTGTATAGAAAAAAAGACAAACCCAACCACCACGACAAGCAAAACGCACAGTCAAGTGGTTTCATTCGCTTCCACTTTGAATAGTCGCTTCCGTACAGATAGCGTTTTAATAGATCGGCTGGTTTGCCAAAGTTTACGATAATAATGCTTAGACAAGCAATTCCAATTATTTCTGTATGCATCTTTCTTTCATTAGTTTAATTACTCGCAGCACTTCACGAACGGAGATATCTGTCTTTCTATGGATTGCCCTTGCAGACATTCCTGAACACCATAGTTTGAAAAGTTCTCGTTCATAAAAATATGCTGATTCGGTTACTTGGTTTATTTTGTTGATTCGTTCAAGTTCAATTGTTTCTTCTTCCTCTCTCTCAAGGAGTAGGTCAGGTTCTTCAGCGAAGTCAAGCTCATAGACATCGTACTGGTCATATATGCGAGAGTTGCCGAAGGGATGCCGGTTGCCGTTGATAGCCAAATAAAGGAGACGGATTGACCAAAACTGGATGTATCCGTCCCTGTATATTTTCTCAATTTGCTCATCAGGTTTCTCAAGTAAAGTCAAAAAGTAGAATTGATACAACTCCCTTGCCAACTCTCTATCTTTGGCGATATTCCTTGTTGCTTGGGTGAGCCAATCAGCTTTGGACAACTCCAATATGATGTCGGCTTTGTTCAAATTTTCTTTTCAATAATGCAAAGATAACCATCTTTTTCGTATTTTTTCTTACACCTCAACAACTCCTCCTCCGTCTTGTAGATGGAGATGCTCTGCGTGAGTCCTTTCTTGCAAGTAATCACCCAATAAGGCAAGTGCTTTCGTATAATGTTGACTTGTGATTCGGTCATATTGGATTAGGTCGGTGTAAACATTGACGGAGTTAATGATAGATGAGTGATCCCGATGAAGGATGTTGCCAACCCCAGCGAAGGTCATCTTCAAATGCTTCCTACATAAATAGCAAAACAAGTGCCGTGCATAGGAGATGTGTTGTCTGCGGTTGTGAGAAACGATTTGGTCAGGTGTGACATCGTAAACTTGACAAGCCACTCGCATTGCATCCGTCCAGTCAGCTTCTATGTCGTTAATGTCGCAGCGTGGACGGAGTATTTCATTCTTCAATCGCTTGACCTCTTGTGCGTGTGATGTGTGCAGTTGCTGAATCGTCAAACGCAATCTGCGTATTTCTTGCTTTAGGTTGTGGGTTTCTTGGTAGTGGTTCATAACTTCTCCTCGTACATTGTCCGACTGCCTGTGAAGGTTGTGGGGATGGTGCAACACTCTCCGTTGCGATTCTTTGCGATAATCAACTCTGCATCTTCAATTTCAGGTTTCTCTTGCTCATAGTAACTTGGTCGGAATGGGAACATCACGATGTCCGCATCTTGCTCAATTGCACCTGACTCTCTCAAGTCACTCAATAAAGGTCGTTTATCTGCTCTCTCTTCGCTTTTTCGTGATAATTGGGCAAGGACTATCACCGTCATTTTTAACTCCTTTGCAAGTAGTTTCAAACCTCTTGAGATTTCTGCAATCTCTTGTTCACGATTTGCTTTTGTTCCTTTCACTAACTGGATGTAATCAATCACCAATAGGTCAAGTCCTTTGCGTGATTTGTGCAACTTCGCCTTTGCTTTGATTTGTGCGATGGATGTGTCAACATCATCGTCAATGTAGAACTCAATAATTTGGTTGTTCGCAGAGTTGATGACTTTGTCAATTTCTATTTGTTGCAATCTGCCGTTGCGTATCTTCCAATTTTCTATGTCACCAATCAACGAAATGTATCGTTTGGCAAGTTGGTCATTGCTCATCTCAAGAGACAGGAACAAAGCTTTGTAATTGTGCTTTGCAAAATCCTTTGTGAGTGTGAGAGCGATTGCAGTTTTACCCATACCCGGTCTCCCAGCGATTACAATCAAATCCCCTTCGTTGTATCCACCGATGTACTTGTCAAGATAACGCCACCCAGTTTGTTTGCCTGTTAACGCACCACCATTCAAACTATTGTCCACGATGTGATCCACAACCTTGTTTGTCACCTTGACAATGGACTCCGGTTCTTTGTGTGTTGAGAATGTGGTCTCTTCCAAAATGCTTTGGATGTCCTTGACCATATCAGGCAACTCGTTTGATAAGTCCAAATGGGTTAACCTATCAACTAAATTCCGTTTGATGTAGTTGTATTCCAAAGTCAGTAAGTGTGTACGCAAATCAATGTCACTTGCATTTTGTTGTAGCGTGATGACATCAATCAATTCCTTGCGTTCAAAATGCGGAATCAATGTGAGATAGTCAATGGCTTCGTTGTTCAAATACATCTGCGTAATTACACCAACGATTTTCTTGCACAAAGTATCTTCAAACCAATTCATATTGATTCGTGGCAAGTAATGACGCTTATCGTTGTGGTAAAGGATGTTGCTAATTATTAATCGTTCGTTGCTCATAGTGTTGCAAGTTTAGGTTTGTTTGTTGTGACTTTCAAATTATTTGTTTTCCAAGTCCTGACTGACGCTTTCCAATCTTTCATCTTGTTCTTGCCGACCATCCATCCGTTTGCTTCGTAATGGTTTAACCAGTTCTCTGCGATGTCGTTCATCCCTTGTTCGCTCATATACTCTTTGAGTTGTTCAATAGTGGGTTTGACAAAACCTTTTATTTCTTTTTTATCTGTTACACTACCACTAACACTAACAATAACACTATCGGCATTTTTGGTATCATTTGGTATGCCACTTGATGCGGTCGCATCCCATCGCTTACGAGCGTTGTCCTGATTACGCTTTCGGATGTCCTCGTATTTCTGCAAATCTCGTTTGAGTGATTGCTTGATGGGTTCAAATGCGATCCGTGTGATTACATTCTCCGTTTGTGGTTCTTGGTCGTTGACATAACGCAAGATGTGTTTTAACAAATCCCCAGCTTGTTCATCGGTTAACTGTTCAACCGTGTGTATCAGGTCGCAGTAAAGCAAAAATGATTTCTTATCGGTTGCCATCGTTTAAATAAAAAAAGCGTTGATTTTTGCGTTGATAGAATATACGAGTAAGATGTGTACGATAATTTTCTCCAATATCTTTACATGCTAATTTTAATGAATCATATTTATTTTTGGTTACAATATCAATAACTGGCTTTGATTGTCTTTTAATATTTGCCACTCTTGTTGATTCGCACAACCCATTATCCCAAGCATGTTGCTGATTTTCTTTATGTGTTGTCCATTCAAGATTATCAATGTGGTTGTTTAACTTGTTGCCGTCTTTGTGATTTACTTCAGGTTTATTCTCTGGATTTGCAATAAATGCCTTTGCCACTAAACGATGAATCTTTTCGGTTTTTCTTTTGCCTTTTGTACAAGTATTAATTTTCAAATACCCTGTTGAAGTTACAACGAGTTTTAAAATTACTTCTCTACCAAATTTGTAGCTTTTAACCCGTCCATAACTGGAGATGTGATAGATGCCGTTGCTATCAGCAACCGCTTTCCAAATTTCTTGTTGTGTGTTCATTTTTGCTGCGAATAAAAAAAGCCCATCAGTATGACAGTGGTCGCAGCACCTATCATCCCAACGGGCAAAAATCTTAAAAGTTTACGAGAGCTGCGAAATCTCAACTTCTTGTACAAATATAGCGATTTAGTTTGATTGTTTCAACTTAAAATCTTTCTTGATCCGTGAATAAAGATACCTGGCTTTCCACTCACTACACCCCATCTCCGCTGCGATATATCTCCAGCAATGGTGATAGTCCTCACGAAGGATGGCGATTGCCCACATCAGGTTGTAGGTGCTTTGTTTAGTCATTGTTACCTCCGAATATTTTCTGCTTCATAAAGATTTCCCACCTATATCTAATTTTACCATCACTATCAAACTCATTAGTTTCACGAACATTTTTAATTGTGGATATATCCCAACCTTCACAACCTAATTCGTTTAGTTTTATATTTAATTCCGATATGCTTAAACTAATAAACCCGTGTTGATATTCAAATTTGTCCATAAATTATTTTTCACCTCCTTGTATTTTATCACGCATCCATTTTGCGCCATAAATTCTACCAAATTTTTCTGCACCTGTTGGTTCACACAAAGATTGCATTTCAGCCCATTTTTCTATCTCCTCATCACTTAGTAGTTCAATAGGGGTTAAAAGTGATACAAATGAATCGGCTTGATCTTCGTCTGCTAAATGTATTTTTAACAAACTTAAAATTTCTTCTTCTGTGTATAGTTTCATGATTTGTTTATTGTTGCTCATTTGTTACCTCCTTTGATTTCAGTTAGTTTTTCTTCTATGCATTGTTTTTGATACTCAAGATGCAGTATTTCTGAGTGTTTTTTGATTACTAAATACGCATTGTCTAATAATTCTTTTTCTTGTTCTGTTCGCCATCCTGTTTTCACAATGCAAAGTGCATCAATTAGCGATAGATTTTTATTGTTCCTCATTGTTGCCTCCTGTGTTACGAACAACACCCAGATAAATAAAAGCATACATAATACCCAATACTGATAAGATAAGTACCGAATAAAATACTGCGTCAATTCTAGCGATTGCCCAACCAAGTAATAGTATTAATAATAAAATTGCTGATGTTGTTCTATGTATTTTCATACTTTGTTTATTGTTACTCATTTGTTATCTCCTATGTGAATTAAATTTTTACAATTTCCTTTGTGGGCAAATAATGCACTTCGGTCATAATCTCCCATAAAATACTCACATCCTTCAATCTCCACTACTTTTAATTGTGTAGCACTTACCCCAATTTTGACGCTGTGTTCAGTTAATTGTGTAGTTGTTGTTGGTTCCTTGCAACTACTTACCATTCCAATAAGTAATGTTGCTATTAATAGTTTTTTCATACTTTGTTTATTGTTGCTCATTATTGTTTCTTTTTCCATAAGTTCTTTTAGTTTTTCTTTACGCTCTTTTCTTAGTTGCTCTCTATTTTCAATACGCCATTTGTTTATTGCTATTGCATCTGATTGCTCTGCGTTTTCAAGGAGTTCTTTTATTTTGTCGTTCATTGCTCACCTCCCTTGTGTATTATGTTTTTGCAGTTTCCTTTGTGACATAGAATATCGCCCTTGTAATTTTTACAAATAAAGTATTCACATCCTTCGATTACACATACTTTAAGCGGGTCTGATGCTAAATTGCCTTGACTGGGTATTGTGTAGTTTGTAGTTCTTGATGATACTGTTGGTTCTGTGCAACCACTTATCATTCCGATAAGTAATGTTGCTAATAATAGTTTGTCCACTGCCGTTTGTTGTTTATTGTTTGTCATAGTTCGTTTATGAATTTTGCGTAATCGTGTGCGTCCTGTTCACTCTCAAAGGTGGCGAGTAACTCACCGGCGAAGTACACACGCCACTTGGTGATGAAGTTGATTGTTGCTTTAATGACGATTGCCTTCATTCTTGATTGCGTTATACTGGTTCTCCCAAGTCCTCGCCTTGTCCTCAAGCTCTTGCTTGGTTTTCTCGTGACTCATTTTTGCCAAGTTCAATTGGTTGGTGGCAGTTTGCAAGTCAATGCGATTCTGCCAAAGTTCCCCTTCCAGTTCGGTGTTGATGCGATGTAGACGGTAGATTTCTTCCAAGTAACTTTGTGACTTCTTTTCATCAGCATACACCTTGTACACCAATAGGACGAATGTCAATCCAAATAGTATTGTTGTTGTCATTTTGCTTTTCCTTTATAAAATTTGTGGTTGAAAATTGCCTGACTGAATTGGTCAAAGTCAGGTTTGTACTCGTCCCTCTCAAACTCGTATGGTTTGGCTTCGGGAAGTTCTTGCTTCATTGACTTGCGGAATGCGTGGATTCCGTATCCCACCGCAAATGCGATGGGAGTCAAGATGATTGGGTAGATGATGTCTAAGCTCATATCAATTCAAAATTTTATTTGCCCATTTGGTAGCATTGTTTACACTTGCAAAATCTTTTGATTGCAACACTTGCTCACCGTTAGAAGTAAATTGAACATAAAATGCACGAACGCTTCCAGTAGCATCGGTAGAGATGTTGACTGCTTTGGTGTTTCTGTTATTTGTTATTGTGTGTTTCATAGTGATTCAAACTAACAACCTTTTTTTCACTTATGCAAATTTATTTTCTAAATCTTTTTGTGAATGGACAAATTATTTTGTGATTGACAAAAATAGTTCTCCAGCGTAGGTCAGTTTCTCGTCAATGATTTCTTGCGAGTCCTCGTCCAAAGTGATGAGCGTTCCTGTGACCTTCTTGCCATCGGGCATTCGTGGATCGTAGGAAACGAAAATCCCTTCGGTCAACCCGGTTGCAATCATTCCCATCTGCATCTGCCAATAATACTCCGTCCGTTTGCTCTTGAGTTGCTCGTTGTTTTTGATGAAGAAGTTTTGAAGGTGGTTGCCTGAATTAAAAGGACATTTGATTTCAATGAGCTTCTCACCAAGTGCATCGGGAGAGTAACCACCCCAAAGACCATAGGTGATGAAGGTGTATGTCTCCGCTCCGTAGTAGGTATAGAAGTCATCGGTTTGTTGCTGGAAGTAATGGAAAGCTTCTTTCTCGTGTTCCTTGCCCCAATCCAACGCACGACCATAAATCTCCGTGCGGTTGCCTGTGAGATACTCCGCTGCTTTCTCAAACACGAAGGACTTTGCCGTCTCCGAAAGGAACTCCGATTTTGTTTTCGGAGTCCCCATCAGTTTGTGAATTTCGGAAGCGGTGAAGCGTGACCTTCTCAAATCTTGCCAATCCTCCTCCGTCAAAGAAGAGTGAATTGTTGGAAGTTGATGTTTCATTTCTCGCCAATTAATAGTTTTTGGTTCACTGGAGAGACATCGTACTTGTTTGTGATGTCGGTCATCAGTCCACCGGTCTTGAGATGCTCCATTGCTTTTGCCCAATTCGGATGCTTGGGCGTGAGTTCTTCTTTCTTTGGTGCGGATGCTCTGCCCATTGCCTTCTCACCATCATCGTCATCGTCAATGTTCAGGTTCAAGATTGAACCGAGAGCATAACGCCTTGCGTAAGTAATTGCAGAACCCATTGCTTGTGGATCGTTCTGCTTTGCCACAGGCATCGTGTAGGATGACTCCATCCACTCACCTGATTCGGAGTGTAGGATGATGGTTGTTAGTGCGTCACCATCGGGAAACTGACTGACTGCCAACCCACATTCGCTCAATGGCTTTTGGATTGTGTCCAGTATGTTCGCCAATGACGCATACTTTTTCTTGAAGAAAGGATTGTTCGCTTCCTTTGCTACCTTGCTCACCGATGCTTGGAATTTTACCAACGCACCAGCGATGTTCTTGATTGATTCTGATTTATTCATAGGAAATTTGTTTTTTGTCCGAGCATAAATAACACTGTGAACTTGTCGGGTTCAAGATAGAAGAACCGCTCTGATTCAATGCCGACCAAATTGGTCTCAACGCATCCACCGAAATAGACATCACGCTTCAGCATATATGGTTCAAGTTCATCAAAGTGATGATTGAGTAAATAGTCATCCACTTGCTTGTCGGTATAGACATACCTATCCCCACCGATGGTGAGAATCCATCCGTTGATTGTTGCCTCAAGCATTGTTCACCTCCTTCAATGCAATCTCAATGACTGACTTGGCTTTGGGAGAAACGATGTTCCCCTCAATCAAATACTTTCTAACCGTTGGGAGAGATACCCCAGCTTTACGAGCAACGGACTGCAATAGTCCTTGCCGTCTCTTCATTTTAATCTCTTCAATTGCTTTCGTGTAATCCATAACGAGAGCAAAAGTAAATTAAAATTACTAATTGTGCAAGTATTTTTTTCTTTTTGTGAATTAACTTTTCACTTCAACGGCAAAAATCAAATCACCAAGACGAGCATTCAACTCGTTTACTAACTCCATTTGTAGTGATTCGGTGAACGCATCTTCCAAGAATGGGTTTGCCTTTGTACCTCTGCGGTGAATCTTTTTTGCAATCGCTTTCGCCAATGAATCGTGAGTCATATTCTGCGGAATAGCAATCGGCTTTGCCCTTATCCATTCTTTGATTGACTGCCATAGGTAGGGTGTCCCCTCAATATGACCATTCCTTGTCGGCTTTCTTCCAAACTCCACGAACTCCCAATAGTCATCTGCAACAAGAATCGTGTTGATGGATGTCGGTGTCTTAATTATCTCACCCGGTTTGAACGATGCCTTCAATCCACCACTCGCATTTATCTTCCGCTCATCCATTGTCCGAGCGATTTGCGGATTTACTTTGTTATTCCACCAATCTCGGATGATTTGCTCAAGCAAGTTGTTGACTGGATTTCCTACATTCTCATCACCAAGAAAGGAGTCAAGCACATCGCCTAATTTGCTTAAATCTATTTCAGCCATCCTACAAGCATTAAAACTGATAAACCTATACTGATGTTCTTGAATAGCGACAAAGTGCGTGAGATGGCTTTATTTTCACTCACAAGGGCATTGTTCTTCTCTCGCAGATATGCGTTGTTGATTCGCACCTTGACAATGATGCTATCTTGCTCGGCAATAATGATGGAATCCGATGTCACAATCTTACGAAGAAGCGTGACTTGTTCTCTTGCAATCGCTCCCTTGACCAAATAATGGTTGGCTTGTTTGATGGTATTTGTATCAACAAGGACTTGTCCATAACTGGTCAACGGGAAGAGCAGAAGCAACAGGATCCTCATCTTACAAAGTAGCGTTTTTCTTCGTTTGTTTTTCCTTCTCTGCGATGAGCTTGTCAAGATACCACTTCGCTTTGTATAAATCTTCCAGTCCGTTTTTGTCCTCACATCTCCAAAGGTACTTAATCACATTTGCGGTGCATACGGCAATGAGTCCCTTCTTCCTGATGGTTGCTGACTCAATCGCATCAATGCACTCTATATCCCCTTGCTTGTAGTGTGTTGGGTTAATTGCATCCATTGTCTCACAAAGGTATAGTAACTCTCTTCAATCACGATGATGTGTCCACCTGTCATAAATAGTTGCGTATTCTCAAAGAACGCACAAGCAGCGACAATGTGTTGCTCATTTACAAATCCATCTTCCAAGATTTGCACAATCTC